AATCCCGGAGCAGGTAAAAACTTTATTAACATTTTAGATGGCAAAGATGGTTACCGACAGATTCACGGCAAAAAAGATGGCCGTTTAATTTTACGAGCAGTAGAAAAAGACCAAGGCAAATTTAGACGAAATATCATAAGCGGCGTTGAAAGAGCAATGGTGAGATGTCAAGAGCGCATGAACATTACCGATACTTTTGGGGGTTCAAATGGCTAATGGTGTTGTATTTGATTTTTTTACCCGGGTAGATACCAAAGCGTTAAAAAAAGGCACTAAAGAAATAAATCATTTTGCATCGGGAGTTAAAAAACTTGGAGTAACCATAGGTGCCGCTTTTGCAGCACAAAAAATAATTGCATTTGGTAAAGCATCACTTTCCGCGTTTGTGGCCGATGACAAAGCGGCAAAGATACTTGCCAAGTCATTAGATAATCTTGGACTATCTTATGCCAACCCCGAGGTTAAAAACTTTATTTCAAATCTTGAAACTCAAACCGGTGTACTTGATGACAAACTCAGACCGGCATTTCAAAAGTTAGTTACTACTACGGCTGATTGGCGTAAGTCTCAAGACTTATTAAAAACCGCTTTAGATTTAAGCGCAATGAGTGGTTCGGATGTAGTGAGCGTTGCCGATGATTTGGCTAGAGCATACTCAGGTAATACAAAAGGATTATTAAAGTACGGCATAGGCTTAAGTAAAACTCAACTTCAGGCAATGTCATTTGATGACATATTAAAACAAATTGCTAAAGTTTCAAGTGGCCAAGCGCAAACCGCCGCTGATAGTTATGCGGGAAGTTTAGATAAACTCAATGTTGCCGCCAAAAACGCTCAAGAAACTATTGGTAAAGGTTTAGTACAGGCACTTACTGAAGTTGGTGGGGCTAATGGTTTTGAAGGTGCCTTGGCTGGCATAAATGCTTTTTCTTCAGGAATTGCCGATGCAATCATTGGTACAGGGCGTTTAATCAAAATCATTGGTATTTTCCGAGAGAGTAAAGGCGGTTTTGCCGGGGCTTACAGAGAGGTTGCGGCGTTTAACAAAGCCAATGCGCGTTCGGATATGTTGAGCCGGCAGCAATTTGGTGGACCGGCGGCGGAAAAATATAAGGCGGCTGCCGACAAAGCGGCTGAATTGAAGTTATTAAAAAATGCAAATGCCTTACGGGCTATTGAAAACAAATCATTATTTGATAAACTCCAAGCATCTAAAGACCAAAAGATTTTAGATGATTTGAAAAAGCGTAATGATGTTGAACGCATAGGTTTGGAATATGCGCTAACTCAAGCAACTACTGAGAGCGCGCGCCTATCTATTAAATCTCAGTTAGACATAATGGATGGCAATGCCAAGGCTGCCGCTGAAGATTTGGCCGCGCAAGTAAAAATGGCTACCGATAAAGCCGCTGCCGAACAAAGAGCGCAAGAACGGCTCGATGCAACTACTAAAGCATTTGAAGCATTAAATATAAACACAAAAGCATTAACCGCCACAATTGACCCATTAGGCATTGCCTTTACAAGTTTGGCAATTGCTACCGATGCACTTTCAACTACACTAATGGATAAAATTAAAGCACTCAATGAAGGCGAAACGCACGCTGCGGCAGTGGTCAGACCGCCTTATGTATCACCTTTTAATCCATCATTAAGTGCTTTTGGTGGAAAATTGCCCGCGCCAAGTACAAGTCATCATGATTTTGGTACAGACGGTGGAGATATGGGGCCAATTAACGGTACAGGCACAGATGGCGGCGGCAAAACATATTCAGTGGTTGCAGGTGCAGTAGATGAAGTTCAATCAATTGTTGATTATTGGGCCGAACAAACCGCATTGACCTTAGCGGCTATGGCTGACAATATCGCCAACACTCCAATTGAATTACAAATTTATGGTGATTTGAATGATTACGGTTTCCAATATGCAGTTCAACGGGCTAACCAAGCCAATGCGCGAGCAGGGGTTTCAATCTCAGGTACAGCGAGCACCTAATGGCCATTCCAGTAATCAATGCCATAATTAACTTCTCAACAGGTCCAGGCTTTGCTCAAGCCATGATTTTAGACCAGGGCGTTTTGGGTACAAATGTATTGGCAGATGCGGCTTCAGTAATTGTAGATGTGTCAGATGTAATTGATAGAATTTCAACTGTACGCGGTCGCAACATAACTGCCGACCAATTCCAAACTGGCACTCTCTCACTTCGCATTGTTGACCAAAACGGAAATTTCAACCCCGAAAACCCATTGTCACCGTACGCAGGTTTGTTATCTCCAATGCGTAAAATTACAATAACAGCCACCTATGACACCGTGACTTACCCAATTTTTGCCGGCTACATAACAAGTTACCAATATGTAATACCAAGTAACACAATGGATACCATTGGATACACCACCATTACTGCCGTGGATGCTTTCCGGTTGGCTAACCTTGCAAACATCACTACCGTCACAGGTGCAACCGCTGGAGATTTAACTGGTACCCGTATCAATCAAATACTGGACCAAATCTCATGGCCGGCCACAATGCGTGATATTGATGCAGGTTTGACTACTTGCCAAACCGACCCCGGCACTTCTCGCACTTCACTTGGCGCAATGCAAACCGTTGAAACTACCGAGTATGGGGCTTTATATGTATCCGCATCCGGGTCATTTGTATTTCAGGACAGGCAAGTAACTTCAACCTCGGTAGCGGCAACACCAACAGTATTTGCAGATGATGGCAGTGGCATAGATTATTACGATGCCAAGTGGAATTTATCTGACATCCTGGTATACAACCAAGCAAACATAACCGCAACAGGATTAGCGATGCAGACTGCTACCAACGCGGCTTCAATAGAGCAATATTTTGCTCACACTTATATTGCTTCAGGTTTACTTATGCAGGATACCGACACCGCCTTAAACTACGCCCAAGCCTATGTTGCATCCCACGCTCAAACTGCAATTAGATGCGACCAACTTACGCTTGATTTGTACACGGCCAATTATGATTTGGGAATTAAAGCCGCTCTAGGTTTAGATTTTTTTGACCCGGTAAGTATTCAAACCAGTCAACCTGGTGGCACCTCAATCAGTAAAATTGAACAAATTTTTGGCGTTGCCATGGACATAACACCGGGAACATGGCGCGTTAACTTCGTGACAATGGAGCCTATTCTGGATTCATTTATACTAAACTCAACTTTATACGGAATTTTAGATACATCCGTATTAAGTTATTAAGGAGCAGGGAACATGGCCAAACAAACCTATACCGTTGGGCAGGTTCTAACTGCCGCCCAAATGACAACACTGCAAACTAACGATTACAACCAAACCGTAAGCGCAAAGGTAGCGAGTTATGTGCTAGTGGCCGCAGATGCCGGCACTCGCATTACGATGAACAATGCTGGGGCCACAACAATTACTGTAAATACCGCATTGTTTACCGCCGGGGATACCTTAATAATTACAAACATTGGTGCAGGTATTTGTACTATAACTGCCGGCACTGCAACTGTATCCACCGCAGGTTCACTTGCATTAAATCAATATGACAGCGGCACTTTATATTTTACAAGTACAGGTGTATCAATCTGGAATGGAGCAAACCCGGGTGACATAACCGGTGTGACTGCCGGTACTGGCATTTCAGGCGGGGGCACATCGGGTGCTGTAACCGTTACTAACTCAATGGCAACTGCAATAACAACTAACGGCGATTTACTTTATGGCACAGGTTCGGGTACATTCTCACGCCTTGGCATTGGCTCATCTGCGCAAGTGTTAACTGTGAGCGGTGGAATACCAGCATGGAGCACACCGTCAAGCGGCGGCATGACTTTAATTTCAACTGTAGTGCCAAGTGCATCAACTGGATTTTCTTTTAGTTCTATTTCAGGTTCATACAAACATTTGTTACTTACTTGGGATGGCATTTTACATTCTAATAACTCAACCGCTTTTGATGTGCGCTTAAATGCCAACTCTGGAGCCAATTACAATTCAATGGTTTATTACGGCGCAAACACAACATTGACCCAAGCCAACGCGGGCGGTGCTACTTCATACAATCCGACCGTACCGGTATTTGGTAAGAATGTCGCGAACGCTGGATTTAATAACACAAACAGCGGTTATCTTTGGCTCTACGATTATGCAAACACTTCATACGCAAAACAATGTTCTGGCGCGTGGATGTTTTACGATTCAAGCGCGGCGGCACATACTCAAATTTGGAATAGTCAAATGACCTTTGACATATTAACCGCAATTAGTTCAATAGATATAACTCGTTTATCGGGTACTGGCACAATGACAATAACAACAAATGGAAGCGTTAAGTTATGGGGTATGGCGTAATGAAAACAATTATAAACTGCAAAACAGGCGAAGTAATCGAAAGAGAATTAAACGCCGATGAAATAAAACAACAAACAACAGACGAGAAAGAGTACGCCAATGTGCAAAAAGTTGAGGCTGACAAATTAACAGTTAAGCAATCAGCACAGGCAAAACTTGCTGCATTGGGATTGACTGCGGATGAAATAGCGGCAATATCAAATGCCTAGTACCGCGCAGAAAACCGTTACAACCACCGCAACGCTATTGGTGGCCGCTAATCGTGGCGACCAAATAGTGAACTTGCATAATTCAGGTGGCGCGCTATACATAGGTGATGCAACCGTTACTACATCAACGGGTTTCAAAATGGATACAAACGATAAACTTGAAATTCCATTGGGTGATAATGAAGCCCTTTATGGCATCGTTGCATCGGGTACTAGCACCGTGTATGTAATGGCCACCATCAATTGATTACTAGCCAAAACGGGTGGCCAGCATCTAAAGACCCACATGAGATTGGCGTAAAGCAATACGCCATTGCCGATTCGGGCGTTAAATTACGATGCGCGGAAAAGGTTGCACCATTATTGGTTGCCTTTGCTTCGCAATTTCATGAGCACATTGAAGCCATAAATGATGGAAATGACGATTGGGGTTACTGTTACCGCGAGATTCGTGGGAGTCAAACAGTGCTTAGCAATCATTCAAGCGGTACGGCCATTGACCTTAATGCAACAAAACATCCATTGGGTGCCGCCGGTACTTTTACGCCATTGCAGGTCACATTGATTCAAGCATTATGTAAAAAATATGGCATTCGATGGGGTGGAGATTACAAAGGCAGAAAAGATGAGATGCACTTCGAGATTTCACTTGATGAAGCGAAAGTCGCTGCATTGATTGGAAAATTGGGCCTATCAACTAACAAGGAGAAAACCAATGAAAAAATCACTTGAGGCATTAAAAAAACCTGCAATGTCATGGCTTCGGGCAAGCATCGCCGGTGTTGGAGCATTGTATTTATCCGGGATTTCAGACCCAAAGATTTTGGCCAATGCCGCGATTGCCGGGTTTATTGGGCCAGTATTAAAGGCCTTAGATGTACCCGCAATTGCTGGAAAGGCAAAAAAGTAAAATGACCATAACCTCATGGGCGGGCTTGATTGTGGCCTTAACGGCCATTGTCGGCTCGTTCGTGGGGTGTGTGGGTTGGTTAGTCAAGCATTACCTAAGCGAACTTAAACCCGATGGTAATGGCGGGCATAACCTCGAGGGAAGGATTGCCCGCCTTGAGGGTCGAATTGATGCAATTTATAGCCTACTTTTGACCCGCGACACACCGAACAGAGACTATTGACAAAGAACGGTAATGGCGTATTCTTCAGTTATGCACCAAAAGGCGCATACTAGGAAAGGGCCTCAAATGTCAGCAACAAAAAATGAATTATGCAGGATTCAAGAGGGTTTAAGGTTAGCCGGTCAGAATTTATTGATTGCTTCAGAATTAGATGATGGCGATTTAATTGAAGCAATTTTAGTAAACACACTTGCATCATTGCCGAGTTACTTAGATGCTGTGGTCGGTAACTAATGAGAGCATTTAACGGATTATTAACCACTGAAGATGCAGCCTGGGTTTTAGGTGTTGCAGGTTCGACAGTGCGAAAACTGGTACGAGAAGGCAAACTCCCACATAAAACCACATTTGGTGGACACTACCGTTTTGAATTAGCGGTTATTGAAGCCTTTGCGGCTGAACGGGAGAAAAAATAATGTATCAATTACTCGCACAAATACCGCAACCAATTTGGGTCATTATTTTGTTTGCTTTGATGACCTTGCCAGTTTATGTGGCGTATGTTGTAGCCAATGAGCGCGGTTTAGATGATGGCTTTAGGGCAGGTTATGACTTAGGCAAACGCCAAGTAAATGTAACCGATACAAAGCGGGGCAATCAATGAATCAAAATACAGAGATTCCAAAACTGTACAAAATTGATGAAGTTATGGAGATTCTTGGTTTAAGCCGGTCAATGATAAACCGATTGACGGCCGATAAATCATTGGGGTTTGTCAAAATTGGCAAATCTTTGCGTTTTACCAATGCTCAAATTAACGATTTTGTGCAAACATTGGAGCAATCATGAGTTTCGACCTTGACGGGTATATTGATGTTGCTGCTAGGTTGCAAATTCTGAAGGATATGTACCCGGAAGCATCCTTGCAACCCTTGAACTCAGAAAAACCCTATGCAATTGAGCGCATTGGCGATAAAACCTACATCGTGGTAATTGCTGCCTGTTATCGTGACCCGATGGATGCAAGGCCGGGCGTTGGAATGGCTTGGCAAGAGATACCGGGCAAAGGTTTCACCGCTGGCAGTGAACTCATGGTTGCTGAAACTAGCGCATGGGGTCGAGCAATTGTGGCAGCAATACAAACTGCTACAAAGCGCATTGCTAGTAAACAAGAGGTTAAGGCCGCTCAAATGACCACCGATGAGGGGTTGGATGCCAACGGTACTACCGCCTGGCAACGCGCACACATGGCTCAAGCAAAACGCGAACCCATCCCGGTAGCAAATGCAATTGATGAGTTGCCGGATAAGGTTGCAACTGGAGAGTTAGAAGAACCGCCTAAATGTAAACATGGCACGATGCTTCAACGCAAAGGTACATCTGAAAAAACAGGCTTACCTTATTTCGGTTATGTTTGCGGTGAGAAGGCTCGAGATAGACAATGCCAACCTAATTGGTATGAGTTATCTCCAACAGGCCAGTGGCGCGAGAAGATAGCCAAATGAGCCGCTCAGACTTCGATTTGGACTTGCGTTATGGTCAAGCCGGGGAAGTCTATGTAAACCATCTGCTCACATCACCAATTGAGACAGTTGAATGCAAAAGAGATAAACGCTGGATTGATACCGGCAACCTATATGTTGAAACTCAATGCTGGTCAGATTTTACCGAACAATGGTATGACTCGGGCCTAGCAATCTCCAGGGCATCGCATTGGTCATTCATTCTTGAGGAGATGGTGATTACCGTACCAATTCAAACACTCATCAAGGCCGTTGGAGAATACGGCGCACCAATTGAGTGTGACATTGAACCAAACCCATCACGGGGCTATTTGATAACAATAAACGCATTGATAATGGCAATGAAAGGTAAAGAATAATGGGCGAAATGATAATGCAAATGAGCGATGGGCGCGAGATAGTGTTTGGCACAGAGCCGGACACCTTTACGCCACATTTAATGGCAATGTGCGATAGATGTGAGAAGCGAAAGCCAATAGGCCACGGCCAACACATTTACGATGACTCAGGCCAACTTCAGATGTGGTTTTGTTCAAATTGCAGGTTGGCCAGCGAGTAATGTTGGTTGAACTCAAGTGCCGGGTATGCAAAGAGGTACTCAAACACCTTATCCGGGAAGAGTTTGACACGCTCCCACCCAACACTTACCTCGTCGAATGTTATGGGTGTGGGGTATTGGGCATTGAACTCATCTCAGATAGCATCATTAACCAAGGTGTGAATAACTTATGAAGCGTTTTGATTATAACAAAATGTTATCAAACTGTTATCAAATCGTTATAATCATTTGCTCAAATACTAAGCGTAAGTCTATTGACACCGTTGGTACGATTCGTCTCGCTTTGCGAGCCGCTGTGGCGGACTGCTCGCAGAGAATCTTACGGGCCGCCTATTGTCTACTAGCGGTGACCTTAGCAATGCAAGGAATGATTGATTTAAGCACTAATCCCATTAAAAGATATGCTCATTTAAGAGTAAGTAATATGATTGAGTTAGGGGCAATGGATGAGTTATATCAGCGCGAGAGTAACTGGAATCCATTGGCTCGTAATGGTAGCCATCATGGTATCTGTCAAGGTAAGAGTGATTGGCTTAAAGGCAAGGATTACCGGACTCAATTGGATTGGTGCCATAGATATATCATTAGCAAATATGATGGTTCGTATGTCAAGGCACTCGCACATTGGAGAGCGTATGGCTGGCACTAAGAAACTAACAGACGGTAACTACCATAAATGGCGCAAGCAACGCGAGCGTGTGTTGCAGCGTGACCAATACAGTTGCTTTTATTGCCAGGCTGAGGCTAATACTGTGGACCATTTGATTGCTCGGGTTAAAGGCGGCGATGATTCATTAGATAACTTGGTGGCCTGTTGTAATCGCTGCAATGTCAGGAAGGGTTCAAGAGCCATGGGCGTTTTTTTAGGTCGCTCTGATACCCCCCCTGTCTTTTCAGGCAATCTCTCTCCAAGAGCAGCCTCAGTCATCCCAGACAATCCGTTCGTAACCGAAACCACACCAACCATTAACTGATGACTACCAAAGCAGCCCCAGTCAAGAGAGGGGCAAAGAAAAAGGCGTTAGTCGGAGTTGTGAAACCACGCATCCATACGCCTTTACTTAAGGGTGAAACACGCTCACAAGAAGTTGCAGACTTAGCTGAGAAGATTGGTATGCCGTTGCTTGATTGGCAACGATTTGTTCTCGATGACATGTTGCGAGTTAATGCTAAAGGAGAATTTCGCCGAAAGACCCTAGGATTGCTCATAGCTCGTCAAAATGGTAAGACTCACCTAGCTCGTATGCTCATCTTGGCTCATTTGTTCTTATGGGATACAAAAATGGTGATTGGTATGTCATCTAACCGAAATATGGCCTTAGATACTTTTAGGCAGGTTGCAAACGCAATTGAAGATAATGATTTCTTAAAAGCGCAAGTTAAACAAATAAGGTTTGCCAATGGCCAAGAATCTATAACCACACTCAAAGGAAACCGCTATCAGATTGTTGCAGCGACTAGAGATGGCAGTCGCGGATTGTCAGCAGGATTTTTATTCATTGACGAATTGCGGGAAATTACCGAAGAAGGATGGAAAGCTGCAAGACCAACAACACGGGCGACCGGTGGACAGACTTTAACGTGTAGCAATGCCGGCGATAGTTATAGTACAGTATTGAACGATTTGCGTGAGCGCGCTTTGTCATACCCATCTCCTACACTTGGTTGGTATGAGTATTCCGCGCCAGCACATTGCAAAGTTGATGACCGCAATGCTTGGGCTATGGCTAATCCTTCGCTTGGTACACTCATATCAGAAGAAACTCTGGAAGAAGCGGTAGCAACGAACCCAATAAATAATACTCGTACGGAAATGCTTTGTCAATGGGTAGATTCAATGACCAGCCCATTTACAACACAAATGATTACTGATACCTCGGACTCAAATCTTCAAATTACTTTAGGTGGCAATATTGCTTTTGGCATAGATGTTTCACCTTCTAAACGTTCAGGTGCTTTAGTAGCTGCAAAACTAAATCAAGCAACCGGAAAGATTGAAATTGGCCTTTTACAACTTTGGACTAGTGATGTCGCTATTGACGACTTAAAAATGGCCTCAGATATTCACACGTGGGCGCAAAAGTTCAAACCTAGAATTATTATGTACGACAAGTACGCAACTGCGTCTATTGCTCAAAGACTCCAGCAATCCGGTCATAAATTAGAAGATTGTTCAGGTCAATCCTTTTACCAGGCTTGCGGTGAATTGCTAGATGCGTTTGTTAATCAGCGTTTAGTTCATTCCGGTACTAAAGAACTTACAGAATCATGGTTCTCGGTAGGGGCTAAAACTAATGATGCTGGCTGGCGTATCGTCAGAAGAAAATCAGCCGGAGACGTTACAAGCGCAATTTGCAGCGCAATGTTGGTTCACTATTTGACACGCCCACAAAGCACTCCACAGATATATGTTTGATATTCGTCTTACATTGTGAGATAATTTGCGAAATAGTGTAAGGTTGGTGTATGGGTTTATTCTCTCGCTTTAGCAGACCACAAGTTATCGAAGCGCAGTATGCACCGCCAGTAATGGCTGATACCTACCAATACCAAATACCTTACAATCTATTGACTATTGACAGAATTTCTGCAATGTCAATTCCTGCCGTTAATCGCTGCCGTAATTTAATATGCGGAGTAATCGGCACAATGGAATTAAATTTACAATTAAAACGAACAGATGAAGATTTACCAAAACTTCCGTGGATGGAACAACCATCTCTAAATCAACCAATGCCTGTGACCATGGCATACACAATTGACAGTCTTCTCTTTTTTGGTGTCTGTTACTGGGAAATTACCGAAGTCTATGCGGACAATGGATATCCGGCTAGATTTAATTGGGTTGCTAACTCTCGCGTTATTCCAAAATATAATAAATCAAATACTTTTATTGAAGGTTATGCGGTTGATGGAACTTTGCGCCCAATGTCAGGAATTGGCTCACTTGTAACATTCCAGTCAATGACTGATGGAATTCTTAATGTTGGCGCAAGAACTTTATTAGCTGCTCTTGATTTAGATAAAGCCGCTAGTATTGCAGCAGCAACTCCAATGCCATCCGGCGTATTAAAAAATACTGGAGCTGACTTAGGTGAATCAGAAGTTCAAGGATTGTTAGCAGCTTGGCGAAACGCCAGAAATAACAGGTCTACTGCCTACCTTACTAGCAGTTTGGAATTCCAGCCAACTTCATTTTCACCTAAAGACCAAATGCTAAACGAAGCTAAACAATATATGGCAACAGAAATTGCACGTCTTATGAACGTACCTGCATATTACATTTCAGCAGATATGAATAACTCAATGACTTATTCAAACGTTCAAGACGAGAGACGTCAGTTCGTTTCACTATGTTTGCAACCTTACATTTCTGCCGTTGAGTCAAGACTCAGCATGAATGATATAACTCCTTCAACACAATATATCGAATTTGATTTGGACTCAGGATTCCTTCGTTCAAATCCAATTGAACGCCTAAACGTAATTGAGAAGATGTTATCTCTTGGTTTAATTGACGTTCAACAAGCAATGGCAATGGAAGAACTATCACCGAACGGAAGTGCTACAAATGCAACTAACTTTCAGTAGCGATATTGAGTGCGACCAAGGTCGTAGACTTATCTCTGGCAAAATTGTTCCTTATGACGGCGAAATCGGGCAAACTTCGGTTGGCAAGGTTGTATTTGAACAAGGAAGCATCCAACTACCAGAACCCGGTAAATCTAAATTACTTTTAGAACATGACGCAAAAAAACCTATTGGCAAAGCCGTTGCATTTAATGAAACAGCAGATGGCGTTTATGCATCTTTCAAAGTCTCCAACACTAGTCGCGGAACAGACTCACTAATCGAAGCATCAGACGGCCTTCGTTCAGGACTTAGTGTTGGAGTCGAAGTTTTAGCATCACAACCACGTAACGGCGTGTTGTATGTTCAATCAGCTCGTTTATTTGAAACGAGTTTGGTACAAGCAGCTGCGTTCGATTCAGCAGCAGTAACTAGCGTTGCAGCATCAGCGGCAGAAACCGAAGATGAAGCACTAACCGAAATCACCCAATCAGAAAGTGAGGCCATCTTGGAAACTCCAGATGCCGTAGCACCTGAGGCTGTAGTAGAAACCCCTGCGGTTGAAGCCTCACGCCCAACAGTAACAGCAGCGTTTTACACCGAACCACGTCTTGAGTTCACAAAGGAAAAATTCCTTGAGAACACAATTCGCGCACAATTCGGCGATGACGATGCACGTCAATATATCAAAGCAGCCGGCGCATCAACTTCAAACAACGCTGGTCTTGTTCCAACACGTCAGTTAACAGAAGTTATTAACCCTCTTGCTAATGCAGACCGCCCAGCGATTGACGCAATTTCTCGCGGAGTTCTTCCAGATGCAGGAATGACTTTTGAAATTCCTAAAATTACAACTGTGCCAACAGTTGCAGTAACAGCAGAAGAAGGAACACCATCTAATACTGTGATGGCCGATTCCTATCTAACAGTAAATGTGCAAAAATTTGCTGGCCAACAAGTATTTTCTGTTGAGCTACTTGACCGCTCATCTCCAGCATTTTATTCTGAATTAGTTAAGAACATGGAATACGCATACGCTAAAGCTACAGATGCTCGCGTACTAGATATTCTTGCAACCGGTGGAACAGATGGCGGCAACCGCACAATGTCAGCTGCTAACCTTCTTGACTTTGTTGCAGATGCAGCAGTAGATGTTTATGCAAACACACTTGGCTTTGCACAAAACATTATTGTTTCTCCAGAGCAATGGGGCGCAATCATGGGTCTCCTAGACTCAACAAACCGCGCAATTTATACAGCTATTAACCCTGTTAATGCTGGCGGCGCTTTGGCTCCAACTTCTTTGCGTGGCCAGATAAATGGTCTCAATCTATACGTAGATAGAAACCTAACTGGTACTGGCGATAATACAATTATGATTACTAACCCAGAATCATATACTTGGTACGAGTCACCATCATTCAAACTAGAAGCAGCAGTAATCGCTTCTGGCCAAATCAACGTTGCCTATTATGGCTACGGAGCAGTCGCAACTAAGGTTGCAAAGGGCTGCTACAAGTGGATGGTTGCATAACCCACACTTAGCAATAGTGTTGTAGGGGCTTTGTAGCCCTTAGCCCCTACAATTTAATTAGAGAGGAAAATATGGCAGCCACATACGTTACCGAAGCCGAACTGCGTACAGTTTTGGGTATTGGTTCTCTCTACAGTTCAACTGTAATAGAAGAAGTTTGCTCTGCAGCTGAAAACATTATTAAAGGGCATCTTTGGTTTAACAATTATTACGCAGCAGCACGTAGCCTGACAAGCAACGTTGCGACACTTTATTTTCAAGAACCTCATGGAATGTATATTGGTCAGAGCGTAACCATCACTAATGCGGGAAGTCCATTCAACGGAACTAAGACAATTACTGACGTTAATGGTGCATTAGAAGTATCAGCTCTTAATTATCAAAATTATACTTTGACGGCGTATAACTATTCAATCTCTTACGCAGCTACAGGTTCAGACCAAGTTAAAAACCCAATCCAACCTTACGCAACAGTAGCGGCTACAACTAACATTGACTTTGCCACAATTCCCGAAATTAGAGAAGCTAGTTTGCTCATAGCGGTTGATATTTACCAATCAAGACAACTTTCAAATGCCGGCGGCGTTTCACCGGATGGATTCACACCTTCACCTTATCGTATGGGCAACACACTACTTGCTAGAGTTCGTGGTTTGATTGCGAATTACTTAAATCCTAATGGACTAGTCGGATGACAGTTGCCGTCACAACTCTCCGTTCTACCATTGCAACGGCCTTAAGTAATCCAACAGTCTGGCAGGTATTTAGCTTTCCACCTGCCAGTCCGTTGGCCAACAGCGTTGTTGTAGAACCTGATGACCCTTACATTGTTCCAAGCAATAACAGTCGGAATACTGTAAGTCCGCTTGCTAACTTTCGTATTAAATTATATCTGCCGCTGTTGGATAACCAAGGTTCACTTATGGACATTGAAGAATTTATAGTCGGCGTGTTTAATAAACTAGCCGCGTCATCGCTATCATATAATATTGGCTCTGTGTCTGGGGTATCAGTTGATACAACTGCTGGAGACCTTCTGACGTGCGAACTGCGTGTCAGTATCTTAACGAGTTGGAGTTAAACAATGACTAATCTAACACCTGAGGATTTGGCTTTTCTTAAAAAGATTGGTCAAGTTCAACCATCAGCCCCTAAGGCATCAGCCACGAAAGACGAGGAATAAATAATGGCAATTTTTCTAAATAACAAAGTTGGCTTTAAGATTGCAACTGTAGATTTGAGTGACCACGTAACTTCATTTCAACTTAGCCGTCAGAAAGACCAAATCTCTGTTACAGCGATGGGCGATACCGCAAATAAATTTGTGTCTGGCCTGTCTAGCGATACCATCACAGTATCATTTTTGAACGACACAGCAGCAGCATCTGTTTTGGCAACACTTCAAGCAGCATATGGAACAACAGTTGCTTTCACAGCAATTCAGGATTCAACAGCTGCTATTTCGGCAACCAATAAATTGTATTCAGGTACAATTCTTGTGGACAATATCACCGACATTAACGGCACTCCAAGTGATGAAGCGACTATTGACATTACATTTACTTGCAACAGCACAACAGCACTTGCAACAACAGGTACTTGGTAATCTAAACAACTAAAAGAAAAGGGCTAAAATGGCAAAGTTAAGAGTAGTAAGGGTGGATGGCAGCGATGTCACTCACACAATCACACCTGCAATAGAAGTAGCATTTGAAGCATACGCCAAAATGGGGATGCATAAATGTTTTCGGGAGACGGAACGTCAAACGGATGTCTATTGGTTAGCTTATGAGTGTACTCGTAGAGCAGGGGAAATCTTAAAACCTTTCCCCGGTGACTTTATAGATTCACTTGTGCGTGTGGAAGTTCTTGATGATGACCCTTTGGACTGACTAGGGATTCCCTAACTTATCTCATTGCACGAATGAGTTTGGAAACGGGAATCCCTGCACAATCCTTTATAGATATGGATGTGCGAATGTTCAAAACTTATTTAATGGCTATGAAGGATAGGGCGAAGGAGAGGGAACATGCCAACCGAGTTAAAAGGCGTTAAAGAACTCCGTTACGCTCTTCGAAACTTTGAACCTGACTTAGCTAAAGAATTACAAGAACAGATGGCAACTGCTCTAAAACCTATTGTTAAAAAGGCCAGAGGGTTTGTTCCCAGCGATTTTACGCCTTCACATTGGCGCGGTGAAACTAAGACAGGCAAATGGCCTTTGTATAACGCAGCTCTTATGCGCCGCGGCATTGGCTATAAAACAACACCAAGTAAGCCCAACCGCCGTGGTTTTTCTTATGCAGCTTCAATTAACAACAAAACTGCTTCCGGTGCTATTTTTGAAACTGCCGGCCGTAAAAATCCGGGCGGTATGCAGAAAGCTCCTAAAGGTACACCTAGAACTAACAAGAATTTTAGTCATTCAAACAACCCGCAAGCTGGGTCACAATTTATCAACGCATTAGAAAATGCAAGTCCTATTGCTCAAGGCAATACACGTTCAGGCTCTGGTCGCCGTGGTCGTTATATGAAAGGTCGTTTGATTTTTCGCGCTTGGGCAGAAGACCAAGGCAAAGCAAATGCGGCAGTAATTAAAGCCTTGGAAAATGCTGCAAATAAATTTAGAACTAGGAAAGGTTACTAATGGCAAACGTAGATTTAGGTATTGGCATTGGTGCTGAATATAAAGGCCGTGGAGCTTTTAATAAAGCTAACAAAGATATTTTTGGTTTGCAAAAAGGTGTTAAACAACTTGCAAAAGCCTATATTGGCTTGGCAGGCGCACAAAAGGTTTTCCGTTATGGACAACAATCTCTTCAAGCATTTGCGCAAGATGACTTAGCGGCACAAAAACTAGCCAAGACAGTTGGCAATTTAGGTTTAGCCTATGAAGCAACTAACGTTGAAAACTTTATTCAAGGATTAGAAAAAACCTTTCACGTGGCCGATGATTTACTGCGCCCAGCTTTTGCTCGACTCATTCAGGTTACAGGCTCATACACCAAGTCTAAAGAACTATTAACAACTGCACTTAATGCCTCAGCTGGCGCAGGCGTAGATTTAACAACCACAGTTCAGGATTTATCACAGGCATACGTTGGAAACCTTAAGGGGCTAAAGAAATACAATCTTGGACTAACAAATGCTGAACTTGCAACCATGTCATTCCAACAGATTCAAGATAAGTTAGACACTACCTTTTCAGGTCAAGCTGCTATATCTGCCGCAACTTATGCTGGACAAATAAATGCTTTAAGTATTGCCGCTGGAAATGCCAAAGAAGTTATTGGCAAAGGCCTTGTTGATGCTTTAACAACAGCGGCAGGCAAAAAAGGTGACATAGATGGTTTAGTACAAGATATGGAAACTTTAGCTAATGCCGCTGCAAATGTAGTTAGATTTGTGGGCGCAGCGGCAAATATTTATTCTAAAATTGGTTTTGGAATTGCTAATATATTTGGTTATTCAGATAAGCCAAAACAAAAAGCTAAACCTTATGACCCAATGTCTGCAAAAACTGAAGGATTATCTGCTCAACAAATTAAAAATATTCAAGCTCGCGCAAAGGTAGATAGAGAAGCAGCTAAACGTCAAAAGGAATTAGCCGCGCTTATGACGAAACAAACTAAGGCATTAAAAGAACAAACTGCTCTAGCCAAAGCTAAAGCAGTTTTAGAAAAAGCTTCTGCCGTGATGGATATGGATTTAATTCAAAACACAGCTGCATTGCAAGGCAAAGTTACCGAAAATGAAACTTTGAGACTTAATTTACAACGTGAAATTTTACTGGGAAATTCAGAAGCCGCGGCAAAATTGGCACAAGAATTACTGGGAGTTCAATTAGCGGCAGTAATGGCTGCAAATGTAGACCCATTTGGCAAGTTTAATGATTCAGCAATGTTGGCAATGGATTCAATCAAAAAAATGCGGGAAGAATTAGCCAAACTTGGAACTCCAACAGTTACTCCAGCACAGTTACTGCTTGCAAATGATTATGTAAATGTGTTGAAAGATGCTCAAGATATATCTTATTTAATAGCCCAAGATGAAACACAAGCTGCTCTTGATGGATTACTAGCACTAAAAGACCTTCCGAGCATAGAAAGTTTATTGCCAAAAAGCAGTCCATATAGTCCAACAACAGGCAATTTTACCTATGGTCAAGGTAATCCATTAAATGTAAAGGTTTTTGTAGACCCATCAGCTATGGCTTATGGAATTAGCGCAGCAGTAATAGATAACAATGCTAATGGGAACAGCAATACTTATAGCACTATTCAAAGTTTTGCTGGCGGTATGTAGTGGCAACACCAACAATTGTTGTAACTTTTGATTTTAGTTCTGGAGCAACTTTTGGTTACCCTTTTATTTTAGATGAAGGCATTTTAGGCACAAACGTTTTAGCCGATAATGCGGCCGATATAGTAGATATATCAAATCAAGTCAATCGAATCAGCATCAACCGGGGCTACAATTTATTGCAAGAGCAGTTTCAAGCTGGAACAGGCACAATTAGAGTATTAGACCCTAATGGTGATTGGAATCCGACCAATTTATCATCACCCTACGCGGGAAAATTAGTTCCGCTACGTAAGGTACGCATATCTGCCAATACTTATTTTTTATTTTCAGGCTATACAACTGCTTACAATTACACGTGGGATAAAGAACAAAACATAGGGTATGTAGATATATCTCTTGTAGATGCTTTTCGCTTGCTTAATATGTCAAATATAACAACAGTTATTGGAGCAACTGCAGGAGAAACAACTGGCAATCGCGTAACTGATATTTTGGACACAATCGGTTTTCCATTATCTATGCGTGAAATAGAAGTAGGTGCGACAACAGTTCAAGCCGACCCGGGTACTTCTAGGACAGCCATTCAAGCAATTCGTAATATGGAATTCTCAGAACAGGGAGCATTTTATATTGGCACAAACGGCAACGCAGAATTCCACGCTCGTTCTTACATTCAACAAAAGTCTGGCGCAAACCCTACTTTCTTTTCCAATGATGGCACGGGCATTAGTTATCGCAATATAATTACAGCTTTGGATGATAAATTAGTTGTAAATCAGGCTTCTATTACTCGCGCAGGTGGCGCGGCTCAAACTGCAAGCAATACGGCCAGCCAAATTAAATATTTTCCTCATTCTTTTACCGCTACTGATTTGCTAGTACAGACAGATGCTCAATCATTAGACATTGCTCAGGCTTTTGTGGCGACTAGAGCTGAAACAACGCTGCGCGTAGATGCGCTCACTCTTGATTTGAATACTCCTTCATATACTGCTGGAACAACAGCAGCTCTAAGCCTAGATTTTTTTGACACAATCAGAGTTAAAAACGTTGGACAAGATGGAACAGTTATAGACAAGACTTTGCAATGTATGGGCGTTGCCCATGAAATCACGCCGGCCACTTGGCTGACAACTTTCGTGACATCAGAACCAATAATTGACGGGTTTCTGTTGGATAGTACGCTATATGGTATTCTTGATACGTCAGTAATTACTTACTAAGGGGCAATAAATGGCAAAACAAACGTTCACGACAGGGCAAGTACTGACTGCTGCCCAGATGACCTCACTTCAACAGACAGCAATGGGCGGCGGTGCGGCAGTAACTAAGACCGCTTCATACGTTCTAGTAGCAGCTGACGCTGGAACAACTATTCAAATGAATAGTGCAAGCCCAACAACAATTACAGTTAATACAGCTTTGTTTGCAGCTGGAGATGTTGTATTTATTCAAAACATTGGCGCAGGAACTTGTACAGTTACCGCTGGAACAGCAACAGTTACTACTGCCGGTTCATTGGCATTGACCCAATGGGAAGGCGGCCAGTTATATTTTACTAGCACTAGCGCGTCTATATTCTTTGATTATATTCAAGCTGGAACTTCAATCCCATTAACTACTAAAGGCGATTTGTTTGGCTTTGACACCGCTAACGCCAGAATTCCTATCGGCACAAACAACCAAGTACTAACCGCTGATAGCGCACAAGCATTAGGGCTTAAATGGGCAACCCCGTCTTCTTCTCCTACAAGTGCTAACTCAACAGTAAACACAGGAGAAAGTACAACTTCCTTCACCTATAACAATTTAACAACAACTCAAAGCGTAACGCTTACAACAGGCACAAAGGCTCTAGTCATAATTGGAGCATCAGTTTACGCATCTTCTGGCACTAACTCAGCGGCTTGTATGACTTACGCAGTATCGGGCGCAACAACAATTGCGGCCTCAGATACACCAGCTTGCAAAATAATGACTATTGCTGGTGAAACTGTTGCGGCTTCTAAAGCAAGTGTTGTGACCCTTACTGCTGGTTCTAATACTTTTACAATGAAATTTGCTAACGGCAACAATACAAATACAACAGTTTTTAATTATCGTTCAATGACAGTAATAGATTTGGGGTCATAAAATGGCAATCACAAACAAAAACATAAATCTCTCACAACTTGATAAAGAATTAGGCTCACAAGGCTTAATTGCGGATTTTAACAATCCTGATGAGAAACTTATCCTGCCTTGCGAATCATCTAATTTAAGCGAAGCAGAATTAGAAGCAGGCATCGCAAAACATATCGCAATTGACGATGTTGCAGTTGCCGCAACTGCTAAGGCTGCACTCCTAAAGCGTTTAGGCATTACTGCCGAAGAAGCAGCCCTGCTTCTATCGTGAAACCAAAACTAAGCAAAAGTGCAGTTCAATTACGGCAACAAGTAGATGACTCGTATCCATCTCGTGACCGCCGAACTGATGGGTGGATTGGTGACGCTAAGCACGACAGCAAATCAGACCATACGCCTGATGCTTTGGGCTGGGTACGTGCCATTGACATTGACGCCGATTTATCAAACCACAAATCCGAATCTATTTATCTTGCAAATCAAATTCGTGAATATGCAAAGTCTGATAAAGCTAAACGAATTGCTTACGTTATACATAACAAAAAGATTGCTAGTCGAATCCTTAACTGGAAATTCCGCAAATACACCGGAATTAACCCACACACCTCACACATTCACGTCTCTTTCAATAAGGGAGCGGCTGACACGAATGATGATTTTTTTGAAATACCTATGCTAGGGGGCAAACAATGAAAAATCCTATATTCCTGATGTCAGGTGCGTTCTTGGCTGCTTGGGCAGCTTCTAATTTCTCCATTGACTATCGTGCAATTCTCTGGGCTATCTTAGCCGGAGTCTTTGGATATGCGACCCCTAAGAAATGACAATCTCAAGCGCAAACTACACGGTAACAACCACACGTTCAGTAGTGGTAGCAGATGACCAAGCTGCTGAGGAAGTCCATTTCCATTCCTCATCAGGCACGTTGTATCTTGGCGGTGCAGACGTAACTGTTGCTAATGGATACCGAATGGATAATGGCGATAAAACAGTAATCCAGAATCACGGTAACGCTATCTATGCTGTTACTTCTGCTGGCACATCCAACCTATCAACGCTGGTAATTCAGAAGTGAACCAACAAGACTTTTTAACGTTATACATAGCCACAGTTTCTATTATTGGTGGCTTGTCTGGGTATGTAATTACGCATTTGCTTGGCGAAATTAAACGCCTAAACTCGCGTGTTGATGAGATTTATAACATACTTTTAGAGCGATAATTTTCCTATGGCGCGCAAAGTTAAAGTCCAAGACGATACCTACTCTCCATTGGAGATGTATTGCATTGGACTTAATGAGTATTACAAGGCCTTGCGCAAAGCTGGATTCAACGTTGATATATGTATGGCAATGATTATGGACAAAGCCTCTTACCCAGATTGGCTTCTTCCTACACCTATTGACTTTGACCCCAATAATCCAAATTTCACTCCCTATGAGGATGACGAGGACTAACCTTGAAAAAAATCTGCATCGTTCCAGATTTGCAAGTTCCATATCACGATGTAAGAGCCACCAAGACATTATCTAGGTTTATCGCTAAACAGAAGTTTGACCAAGTTATCAGCTGTGGCGATGAAATAGATTTACCTCAAATTTCGCGTTGGACAGAGGGCACACCGGGTTGGTATGAACAGACCCTGGCAGCCGATAGAGACATGGCTGTTGATGTTCTTTACGATTTGCAGGTTACCGACATGATACGCAGTAACCATACAGACCGCCTATACAACGTAATTATGAAAAAAATCCCTGCTTTTCTATCATTACCTGAACTCAAGTTTGAAAAGTTTATGAAGATGGATGAACTTGGGATTAAGTTCCATAAAGCCCCATTAGAGATAGCAAAAGATTGGATTGTAATACATGGAGACACAGGTAGCGTAAAGCCTACACCGGGTCTTAGTGGGCTTGAGAACGCCCGTAAAGCGGGTAAAAATGTTATCCAAGGACACACCCACAGAGCTGGAATTTCTGCCTTCTCAGAGGCCTCTGGGGGCGTTTTAGGGCGTGTTCTAAAGGGTTATGAAGTGGGACATTTGATGGATTACAAGAAGGTTTCATATACTGCCAATCCGAACTGGCAACAAGCGTTCTTGGTTGTATATGTAGATAAGAATAAGGTAAGCCCAGTTCTTACATACTTTGAAAAAGACGGCAGCTTCATATTTGAAGGCAAAGTCTATGGATGAGGCTTGTTGCGGCGAGGCTTGGCTTGGATATGACGAGGATTTCGTTATCAAATCGTTATACAAATATGCCATTATGAGGTTGATTTAGCCTTAATTAAGTGCCACCCTTTAGGTGTTGGCGAAGCACAGTAGCCGACAAGAAGGGCTACAAAATGGATATCACAGCAGAAGACTTTGAACATTTATTTGAAACTGCTATGGAATGGGATGCTAAAGCTTGGCAAGACCAAGAATTTCGCTTTGACTTTGATGTTGAAATGCCAACAGGCCACATTTATTGGGTAGAAGATTACTCATCCATGATGCTTTGCCGTCAATTCCTTAATGAACGTGGATTTAATTTCACTAGTTCATTCGATGAATCATTAGAACAATGGGCATTTATCTCAGATTATGATTTTCATGCAGCTAGAGTGAGTGCATAATGGAAGAACTAAATGCTTTGAGTTTGTTAGTCGCGCTTGTATGTCCAGTATTGGTTGGCTTTGCTTGTTATTGGCAAGGTTTTAACAATGGCAAACGTGAGGGTTACATTGCTGGCCGTTCACTAATGCGTGTGCCGGTTCGCAATGATAGCTAAAGAGATATTACTAAGTGCTACTGATGCAATCGGAGACAGAGGCGCAATTTATGGCCATCCAAGAATTAACCAAACCCGAATTGCTTTGCGACTCCAACAGCTCTTTGAAATCCCAATTGCGGATTACCAAGCGTGTCTGGCACTCGTGGAAGTCAAACTCTCAAGAATACAAGAGAGTCCTCACCATATTGACTCCTACGTTGATGCTTGTGCATATCTCGCACTTGCAGCTGAACTTGCAACAGAGAATGATGACTATATTGCTGACTAAAGCAAAACTTGGAATTTGGTGCGATTACTGCAAGAGCAGATTTTCAACTAATTCTATTAAAGGGCAGCAACAAGCTGCTTGGACTGTTCATAGTCAACTTCCAAAAAGTCATGGGCGTAAGCGTTCTTATTGTAATGACTGTGCGATAGATGTATCTAAGTGGGCTGATGGCTCTTATTTCTCCTTAGACCAACAAATAGAATATGCAAAGACAAATGGAAACACTACACAAGGAGTATTAAATGGCTTTTAACCTAGACAATTACGAGACAGTAGAAGTTCGTTTAGAGAAATTTATTTCAGATTGGCCAGATTTCAGAATTGACACAGAATTGGAGAGTTTTGCTAATGATAGATTTATTGTTAAAGCGTACATATACAGAACTTTTGCGGATGGTGTCGCGTTCGCAACCGGATACGCTGAAGAGAAGATTTCTGACCGCGGCGTTAATTCGACTAGTGCGCTGGAGAATTGCGAGACTAGCGCGATTGGCCGGGCTCTTGCAAACGCAGGTTACGCAGCTAAAGGAAAACGCCCTAGCCGAGAAGAAATGGGAAAAGTCGCTAGATTAAAGAATGACATTGCTAGTCAAACCATAGCAAACGCACCCCTAGCAATTAACAATACATGGGATGAATTTGTAGGAGCTGAACCTAAGCAAGAGATAACAACGCTTGGAGTAGCAGCGGAGTTAGTGCAGCAATCGTTTGGTGAAGTAACTATCGTTCCAACTTGTATGCATGGAGAACGCGATATAAAGACCGGTATAACAAATGGTAAGTCATGGCAAGGTGCTATGTGTCCATCTAAGACTTTGCCAAAAGCTCAACAATGCCAAGCAATTTGGTACAAATTAAATAAGGATGGACATTTTCGATTACCTGAGGGGGTGGAATAAATGGGATATGTTGAAATAATAAGACCAGACGGCACAACAACTTTGCTGGGAGATGTGCCGGTTCTGATATGTCAAATGTGTAACGAAATGCCTCACATGGATACTACTGTGAGGGTGCAAAGTATAACTCCAATTCAATGGCAATGCGAGAAGTGCCACGCTGTCAATGGCTAATCACCGCAAACACAGAGGCTACAAGACACAATCTGTTGTAGCTGAGTGGTTAAAACAATGGTATCCCTACGCTGAGTCCACAGGGGCAGGTAGACAGGGCGAAGATATAACAGGGATACCATTCTCAATAGAAGTTAAAGCTCGTTCAGACTTCTCGCCACTCGCTTGGATTAAACAAGCTGAGACTAATAAAGGTGATAAACTTGCCTTTGTCGTTTCAAGATGCAACGGCCAAGGAGAAGATGCGGGGCAGTATTTAGCCTTTATGCGCCTAGGGGATTTGATGAATATCCTACAAACTTATGCAGCTAACCAAGAACCCAAAAGATGTACACAATGTGGTTCGTGGATTAACACAATGTGTCGCACGTGCCAGATAGGTGGGATAAATGCCTAGATATGATTACGGCTGCGACTTATGTGCAGTTATATACGAGACCACCGACAATCCTGAATCCATCCAATGTACTTGCGGTGGAACAATGACACGCATTTGGACTGCACCGGCAGTTGTATTCCGTGGGAAGGGCTTTTACAAGACCGATAACCGATAGCCGAAACGTCTCACATAGTGAGATGACACGCCGAAGGAGAACGCTCAAATGAATAATGGATTTGACAAGGGCATTACACTTAGCTTGCTAGAGTGCCTCAAGCACTCAGCGCAAGCCGCCACGCGGATAGCTTGCGCAGTAGTAAGTGTTGTGGGGATTCTATTATCTGGCTCGGCTTACGCCTACGCTCCAGTTCACACTCAAATAACAATTAAACAGATTACTCCGAAGATGTATGCAAAAGCCACATTAAGTAAATCTGAATACAAATGCGCTTTAGAGCTATATACAAAAGAAAGCAATTGGCGGCCTGATGCTAAGAATGGTAATCATTATGGGATACCACAAGGGCGTTCAATATATCTAAAGACTGCTGACCCAATAGCGCAAGTAAGATGGGGTGTGCGTTACTCTAAGGCTAGGTATAACGGAATGTGTAATGCACTCAAACACTTTAATCGTAAGGGCTGGCACTAATGGGTAGTAAGCATCTTGGTAGTTACAAATGGAAGCAACAACGATTGTTGGTGTTGAGACGAGACAATCACATTTGCGCGTATTGTGGAGAAGCAGCTAACGAAGTAGACCACATACAACCACGAGTATTAGGTGGCACAGATGACCTAGATAACCTTGTTGCTGCTTGTCGAAGATGTAACGCAAGCAAAGGTCGCGCCTCAGAGGCGCTTTTTTTAGGGCGACAGTCTACCCCCCCTGTCTTTCCTGACCTTTCTCTCCCTGAAATGGACACAAGCCAGCCTGAATCACCCTTTGAGAAGCCGTAGAAGGCCGTTATGAGCGATGTTGATGCGAAGGTAATACCAATCAAACGAGGGGCAAAACAAAAGCC